GTAATTGATTTGGTAGCCACGGACGATATATTAAATATATTTGAAAAGTAGTAGGTCGTTTAAGTGTTTGTTAGATCTTTATAATAAAAAGAAACATGAAAAAAATATCTAACAAACCATCACCATTCAAAATTGAGTATTGGTTAAAAAAAGGTTTTAGTAACGATGAATCTATTGAAAAAGTCAGGATACATAGGTTAAAATGTATTAGAACTTTAGAGTCATTTATTTATAACCATGGAGAGATAAACGGGTTATTAAAATTTAAAGAATTTTGTGATAAAAGTAAACATACGTTAGAAAGTTTTATGAAAAAATATGGTAAGGAAGATGGTAAATTAAAGTGGGATGCTTATTTAAAAACTAAAGATTCGAATAGTGAAAAATGGGCCTTAAAGAAATCAAATGGTGATGTTTATAAAGCTAATGAAATTTTAAAAGAACGTAAAAAAAATGTTATTGTGACGTTAGATAAATTAATAATAAAATATAATGATATTGAATTAGCTAAAGAAAAATTAAAAGATATAAATAAAAGAAAAGATAGTTCATCTCTAAAATATTTTATAAAAAAAACAAACGGGGATTTAAAATTAGCTACTATATTATATAAAGAACGCTCATTAAAAAAAGATTGTATGAGTATTAATTTTTTCCTTAAAAAGACAAACGGGGATTTAAAATTAGCTAAAGACTTACAAGTTAGTGAGTTAAACAGAAGAAATATTAGTTTTTGTATAGCATCTAAAGAATCTTTAGTTTATTTTATACCACTATATAAATATTTACGTAAAAATGGTTTTAAGCGAAGTGACATATTTTTAGGTGTTAATGGTTCATATGAATATAAGTTACACGATGTTGATAAAAATATAACGTTCTCTTATGATTTTACAGTCCCATCATTAGGTTTAATTATCGAATATCATGGTGAAAAATTTCATCCAAATATCAAAAAATATGGTGTTAATAAATTAAGGGAAAATAGATGGGGTAAACACTTTAGATTAGATTTAGATAAAAGCATCTTAAAAGACAAAACTAAAAAAGAATTAGCTATAACAAATAACTTTGAATATATTGAGTTATGGTCATCTGATTCAGAAGAAATAAATAAAGAGAAAATAATTAAATTTTTAAAAATAAATAAGTTATGAAAATAAAAACTATAATTAAGGGTGATATAAAACCTACTTGGGATATTGAGGTTCCTAATGTTAATCATTATATCATGGAAAATGGGTGTGTAAGTCATAATTCAGCTCGTGTTATTGGTTCAAACGAAGCTTTTGAACCGTTCACATCTAATTTATATGTTAGAAGAGTAACTGGTGGTGAATTTGCTATGGTAAACAAACATTTAGTTAGGGAATTGGAAAACGAGGGGTTATGGAATAGAGAGATGTTAAATGAATTAATTAAAAACGATGGTAGTGTTCAAAATATTCCATCAATAAGTCAAGAATTAAAAGATATTTTTAAAACAGTTTGGGAAATATCACAAAAATCTCTTATTGAAATGTCTGCTGAAAGAGGTCCGTTCATCGACCAATCACAGAGTCTAAATATTTTCTTTCAAACACCAACTGTCGGTAAATTAACAACATCACATATGTTGGGGTGGAAATTAGGTTTAAAAACAGGTCAATATTATTTGAGAAGTCAACCAGTTGAAATGAAGTCTAAACACTTGGCTATTGATTTAACAACAAAACAAAAATCGATAGATAGTCAATTCGAATGTTTCGGTTGTTCTTCGTAGTCACAACTGAGATTACACCACGTTATAGTATAAGTTAAATATTCAAAGGCCCTAATAGGGCCTTTTTTATTTGCGTATTTACTTACAAAAATAGTTTAGTACCATATTTATGTAAAAATAAAGAATATAAAACTTTTATATTCAAAACTAAAACAGAAAACTATGGCTAATGGTCGTTTTATAAACATAAACTACCCCTTCAAAGATAGTAAACAAGGTTTTTTTATCGATTTAAACGCTGATGATAAATCAGCGATAAAAGCTGACCTCATGCATTTAATCCTAACTATTAAAGGTCAAAGATTGTATAACCCAGATTTTGGTACAAATTTAATGAGGTTTATTTTTGAACCAAGTGACGGTTTCACATTTGAAAAAATAAAAGAAGAAATAACTACTCAAGTAAAAAAATACTTACCAAACCTAGATATAACAGTTATATCTGTTGAGCAATCAACGGAAAATGATTATGCTGCGGTTTTAAGACTTGATTATACAATAACAGATGATGTGTTTACGACATCAGATTTCGTAATAATAAACATTTAATATGGCAAATACAGGTATAAACTACACGTCACGTAATTTCGCAGATATAAGAACTGACTTAATAAATATGGTTAAGAAATATTATCCAGATATTTTTAACGACTATAATGATGCATCTGTTGGTATGATGCTTTTAGAATTAAATGCTGGTGTTGGAGATATGTTGTCACTCAATACAGATAGAATGTTTCAAGAAACACAAATAGATTATGCTCAAGAAAGAAGTTCTATATTATCTATGGCTAGAACATTTGGTTTAAAAATCCCAGGAAAAAGACCAAGTGTAAGCATCGTAGATTTTTCGGTAATAATACCACCACTAGGTGATACTTTCGATATTTCTTATTGCCCAATTATAAGAGCTGGTTCTCAAGTAACTGGTGCTGGAAAAGTTTTTGAAACATCAAACGATATCGATTTCAGTGACCCATTTACAACAGGTGGGATACCAAATAGATTAGTTATACCTAACTTTAACGCCAATAGTATACTATTAAACTATACAATAACAAAAAGAGAAATCGTTATTAACGGATTTACAAAGATATTCAAAAGAGTTATTACTTCAAGTGACATAAAACCATTTTTAGAAATAATATTACCAGATAATAACGTTATATCGGTTGATTCTATCATTAGTTTAGAAGGAACCAACTTTACACAAATACCCTCAGCTGATAATTTTATTAATTCATCAATAAGATGGTATGAAATGGATGCTTTGGCTGAAAGCCAAGTTTTTATCCAAGATAATTTTACCATTAGTGACAATGCTGGTATAAAACCAGGAAAATGGATAACAACAACTAAAAAATTCATTAGAGAATATACAGATTTAGGTTTTACCAAATTAATTTTAGGTGGTGGTAGTCAAGACATAAGCAGTTTATGTGATTTCGGCTCTAATAAAGCATTGGTTAATCAAATAGGTGATTTTATTAATAACATGTCACTAGGTGAAACACCAACAGCAAATACATCCATGTTTATTAAATATAGAGTTGGTGGGGGTGCTGATACAAATTTGGGTACTGGTGTATTAACAAATTTAGGTACCGTAGATATGTCGGTTAATGGATTAAATGTTGCGATAAATAATGCTGTTAAAGCTTCTTTGGTTGTAAACAATAATTTCCCAGCTTTGGGTGGTAGAAATGAACCAAGCGTTGAGGAAGTTAGGAATTTAGTTCGTTATAATTTCTCATCACAAAATAGATGCGTATTAATTAAGGATTATCAAGCTAGAATTAGTTTGATGCCTGGAGAATTTGGTGTGCCTTTTAGATGTGGGGTGTTTGAAAACCAAAATAAGATTCAAATTTATATTTTAGGGTTAAATGCTGATACAAAACTTGATAACTCATCAACTAGTACCCTAAGAGATAATATAGCTAATTATTTATCTGATTATAGAATGTTAAATGACTATGTTTTTGTCACAAACGGAAAGGTTATTAACCTTGCTTTTGAAATTGATGTGTATATCGATAAGAAAAGCCCTAAGTCACAAATAATAAGTCAAATAATTACTGATGTTCAGACTTATATGAACATAAATAAATTTCAAATGGGTGAAAATGTTTATTTATCACCATTGGTTGAAACAATAAATAATGTTGGTGGTGTTTTAAACGTAATCGATGTGAGAATCTTCAATAAAGTAGGAGATGGTTATAGTTTAAATGAAATATCTCAACCATATTTAGATGCGACAACTAGACAAGTAGATATTTCTTTTGACTACACACTTTACGGTGACCCGATAAGTATGTTTGAAATCAAATTCCCTAATGTGGATATCAAGGTTAGAGTTAAAGGGTAAGGTTTCCTTATACCGTTAAAACCTTATATTTAATAAAAATTTTAATATGAGCTGCGATTGTAAAAACGAAACTGTTAATAAAACAGAAATCAAGTCAACAAAGACAATAAGTAATTATATATTGAAAACAATAATTTTCTTATTGTTTTTGGTTATTTTACCAATAGTTGTTGTTGCGATAATATGGATAGTATTTAAAATGTTAGTTTTAAGTGAATCAATTGATATAAAATCTATTTTGATGTCTCTATATGGTAAAATAAAAAAGACGCAAGACGATGATGATGAAGTATCTGAAGACGACTTATATATGGTGGATGTTGAGGATATAACAAATAAGAAATTTTAAGAAATGTCAAATACAATAAGAATAAGAACAACACCTAACGGAAATGACAAATATTTAAAAGTTAATTTAG